TTGTAACTAGGATATCGTGGTTCCGTCTACCTTAAACAGGAGTACGGTTGCGTCCTCCTAAAGGAGGATTATGTACACAACTATCGCCGCCCTTATTGGCGCAGCAATGATTGTGCTGCAATCGGTAGTATTCTCACTTTACTACCTGGAAAAGTTTGTTGACCAGGAAGTTAAGCAAGAATACGTTATTCCTATCCTACCGGTAATTGAACCGGAAGGAGGTGAACATGGAGAGCCGTAACATTGAGTATCGTGACCGAAGTTATGGTTACAATTACCCATGTGGTACACCAAATACATCTAGTACAATTGTAGATGGTGTTCTCATTAGTTACGAAACCGTTGAATCGTATAGAGGTCCACAGCAATTCGTTGATGTTTGCGGGAAAAAGCGAAAGCGATTTCACGCATTTCAGCGATATGCTATGTCTATTAAAGGCAGGACCAATATGCACTGGTGTCATCCAAGGAGGGTCATGTACGCAGAGGATTATCCTATGCTACCACTTATGTGGTATTGTGACGCTCCAACAGCTCCATATTGGGTGGCTAACGGTCGTGGTGAATTACCTTACGTTGGTAAGGTGTTGATGGCTGAACTCGGCGAAGAGCTGAGAGCGGCTGTCATACGAGATATGTATAACAAACTCAACTCACCTAGATTTGACGGGGCTGTGTTCGTTGCGGAGCTCGAGGAAAGTTTAACTTCTATAGCTAAACTTCTCGGAGGCGCTGCAATGAGCTTAGTCAAAACGCGTGTTGCACGAAAGAACCTCAAGAACCTGCTCTCTAATCCAGAGGGCTTATGGTTGTGGTTCCGGTACATGCTCATGCCAACCATGATGGACGTTGAATCAATCATAAGTGCGTTGAATACGCAACCCAAGATTGATCGCGTTCAAGACGGAAATCGTATTGAAGAATCCTCCACGGGTACTGCGGGCCAATATTGGTCGTATAACCGTGACTACCTTGACATGAAGTGGCAAAGTAGTGTTAAGGGTGGATTTGGCGGTGCTATCGATGTCAGTGCAAGATCGGACCCTAATCCTTATGGGTTTGGATCTATTGACCTCGTTCGTGCTGCCTGGGAACGTATACCGTTCTCCTTCATTTTCGATTGGTTCGTAAATGTCGGTGATTGGCTGCAAAGCCTCCGCTCCTTGGAAGTGGCTATTGTTCAATCGTATGCAACATACGCGATTGAATCAAAAACCATTATGCTTCCAGGAAGTTACCAGACACTCGACGGAGACGCCGAGTTGACTTGTTTCTTCATGGAGCGAATCATTGATGTAGAACCGCCAAATTTACCGCTGATTGATAAACGTTGGATGAATGTCCTTCGAATTATCGACAGCATCTCTCTCATCATCGGGACCCTGAAAGGGATCCTAAAAAGGAGGTAGACAATGTCTATCCAACTGTTAGACGGTGGTACTACTACCACGGCTGGAGGTGCGGCACAAACTTTTGACCGCACTAATGTCCAAGTCAATAACGGCTATGAATATGCCGACTCTGACGAGGCTGATTTCTTTGCGCGACAAAAAGTTATTGCTGTCGCGAGAATGCCCCAAGAACAATCTGACGGCTCATGGTCTAAGATGAAAGTCTCACTTAGATTCATTATGCCTATCACATTGGCCTCGGGTGACATTGCTTTCAATGTTGGACGTTGTGAAGTCGAATACCATCCTGAAGCTTCTTCAGCAAACATCGCGGAAATCCGCGAAATGATTGCTCAATTAGCTATCGGGTCTGGTTACGACGACATTTACGTAGCTGGTACTTTACCAGCTTAACCAACAGAACAAAGGAGTCACTATGTCCTCAGAACAGAGACGAAAAAGGCGTAGAAAGAAAAGCTTACGCCAGTTGGAGCCCCTCTTTAAGGGGGTGAAGACAGCTTTGATGCACGATTTAGCTGACGCTGATATGCGCCGGCTTTACTGCATGAAAGAACGTGGTGAAGAAGTCCAAGATGTAAATCGAGGATGTCCACCTTATCCATTCAAGAAGATTCAGCAGTTAATGAACTTCGACAAACGGATAATCTGGACAACAGATAAGAGTAGCGACGAGCTCGAAACGTCTGCACTTGCAGAGTTCAAAGCGTCTCAAGCTACTTTTAACTGTCCTGAACCAATGAGTCAACGAGCGATGCTCGTAATCCAAGAAGCCAGACGGATATGCACCGAAATATTAGGTGAACTCAGTTTGGATGAATGGTTTGACTCATGTTCTTTCGGGAAGCGTGCGGCTAGAATGTTGAAAAGACGCGAGGCTTATCTGGATACAAGATTCGAACGTATCTCAGGTACTGTTGAGCAGATTTCGGCATTTAACCATGCGCTTTCTCGTGATGTGCACCTCTTTCGAGCGGTGCGCAAAAGATGTCGACATAGACAAACAGTCGACCACGTCAAAGCGACGGCGGTACCGAAGTCTTGGAAGGCTGCAAGAATTATTGCTCCTGATACGATCCTAGGCGGTTTTCTGTCTAGGGGATTAGGTGCAGTTATCCGAAAGCAGCTGGAAGAGAAGACTCATATTGACCTTGCTAAACAGCAAGAGCGGCATCGCCGCTGGGCTAGATGGGCTAGCATAACCGGCCTATATAGCACTATCGATATGAGCAAAGCAAGCGATAGTTTTGTTTGGAGGCATATTGAGTTGCTTGTGCCAGAAGACTGGCATTGGCCTCTCAAAGTGGTTAGGACACCCCGATGTAATGTCGATGGTGATGTGATTGAACTTACAAGCTTTATGCTTATGGGTTCTGGTCACACCTTTCCTCTCCAAACGTTATTATTTTATTGCTTAGCGGAAGCTACACGTACACTACTTAAAAGTAGTGGTAGGGTATCGGTGTATGGCGACGACATTATGTTGCCTACAAACGTGTCAAAACCATTCATTGTAGTAATGTCTGAATTAGGCTTCACGATTAACTCCGAAAAGAGTTTCTTCGATGAACCTGATCTAGAACGTCCTTCTCACACTTTCTTTCGGGAAAGTTGTGGAGGCGACTACAAGGGTGGTGTTGATGTTCGGCCATATATGCCTGAGTGTAACTGTCAGTCTGGGGGACTTGTACCAATCAATGAATATCTTGCTTGGTGTCACAAGATGATCAACGGTCTTTTAGATCGCTGGGATCTTGTTGAGATACCCCAAACTGTAAGATTCCTACTTGTAGAAATCGCCAATAGGTCTAGGAGTATATGCTTTGTGCCATCGTGGGAAGTTGACCACAGTGGTATTAGGCATTACATTCCGAAATACATGTACGATGGTCTTGAAGTGCGTAACATTAGTTACGACGCTTCAGTACCAACCTATTTTAGATTGACCTTTCACAGGGTCAAACGAAAAAGAAAGTTGGAAGAACGACCATACGTATGGTATTCCTATTGGCTACATCGTAATGAAAAACTCGATGTAATAGATATCTACGATTCACGGATTTCTCTATCGGGTGAACCTAATAGAGAAAGACGGGGAACCTACCGCTGGAAACAAACTGGTCCTAAACCTTGGAAACAAGGAGAAAAGATAAGTCACACATGTCCTCCGTGATGTGTGGGGTGAAATCTTTTCTAGACCAGCACGGTACCTCCGGTAATTGGAGATAGCCCTTACCGCAAAACGGATTTCGGGATGAGTTTGTCCCGAGCCTGCTTCGTCAGCAAAGACCTCGTGCCTGCG